CCAGATATTCCGCGAGCAGGTTAAGCCCGTAGATCAATGCCGCGCCCGTCGCGGCGAGGGCGAAGATGAGTGCGATGTCCCCCCGCCCGAGCATTATTCGGGTATCATTCTGCGGGTCATGAAGTCCGCGATCTCGTCGGGCGGCGGCTCATGGCCGGTAACGCGCACGTATGAATCGAGAAATTGCTGGAGTTGCGCTCGGTTTCCCTGCAATGTGAGGGAGGGCGCGGAGCGAGGGGCATCGACTTCCGCGCCCATCGTCGCAGGGGGCGACGAATCCGTTGTGGACAGATTGTTAACTTTAGCTAAGTTACGATCTACGTACTGCCGAGTTGCTTTGCGTAGGATAACCTCTGGATGCAAAAGTGTTATTTCGCTTCCGCCGCCCCCAGAATTGAGGTTCGCGGCGATTTGCTTTTCGTCATTCCCGAATGTGACCGGATCGAGATCGCGCTCACTCCCCACACAATGGCGGAGTTCATTGCCAAAGCGGGAAAGGCACTCGCGGAGTTCGACCAGCGCGTCACGGCTGACGTGGTCGATTTTCCGGGGCATTAGGCGTCCTGTTCCATCTTGGTCAGGGCGCGCTCTACGCGGGCGTAGGTATCCAGCGTCATTGTCGAGCCGGATTCCAGCTTGGCTAAACGCGTCCCGCTGCCCAGCAGCTTCCGGGAGAGCGTCGTCGGCTCCCGGTTCAGCTTGATAGCGAGGGCGTAGATGCGCTTTGCTAGCGCCGCAGTCTCGGACATGGCGGCACAATGTACTATTCTACACGAGCCGTCAAGGACTATTCTACACGCGCCGCCGTGTAGGAGAATACGCGATAATGGCGCTATGGATTTGCGTCAGCGTATCAGGGACGAGATCGCCAAACACGAGGGCATGACCATCCGGAGCCTATCCGTGAAGGCCGGTCTATCGGATAGCGCGCTGCACAAGTTCATGACCGGCGCAACCAAATCCCTGACCACCGACAACCTGGAAAAAATCGCAGCGGCGTTAGAGCTTAGCGCCCGCGAGCTGTGGTGGGGAAACGGCGACGGGAAAATCTCCTACATCTGGGATCACATTCCCGACAGCCGCAAGGAACAGGCGCTGCGTGTGCTTGAGACCTTTGCCGACAAGGGCGATTCCCCCGCGCAAGACAGCGCCTAAAGGGAAAATGTAGAAAAGTACATTTCCTGCTTGACGTGTAGAAAAATACACGGCATAACCTAGCTCACTAACCGAATAGATCGGAGTGAGCAGATGGCGACCGACTTCGCAGAATTGATTGCGCGATGGGATAGCGGCGACGGCAAGCCCTACAAGGGTTCGCTCATCGACTGGAAGGCATTCGAGGCTGACCAGTCGAATATCGGTTGCATGTGTGCTCAAGGTCAGGCGCTTCACCTGCTCGGCGGATGGTCGCCAGCGAAACTGCGCGACACCGATCAGGAGAAAGCCGACAAGGCAACCGCCAAGCTGCTCAATATCTCCATAGCACATTCGATCCTTTTACGCAGCATAAATGACAAGGCGGACGGCGCTCCTTCGGTTGTCCTGACGCATCCCGAGAAGATACTTGGCGATCAGGCTCAAATCGTCCTTGCCTTTTGGCTTCATCTCGACGGGATGAAAGCAAAGGACTGGAAGAAAGTGGACGCCGCTTCGGCCGCCGCTTGGGACGCCGCTTCGGCCGCCGCTTGGGACGCCGCTTCGGCCGCCGCTTGGGACGCCGCTAGGGCCGCCGCTTGGGACGCCGCTTGGGACGCCGCTAGGGCCGCCGCTTGGGACGCCGCTTGGGACGCCGCTAGGGCCGCCGCTTGGGACGCCGCTTGGGACGCCGCTTACGCTTGTAGCGAAATCCAAGGCGCTCGCCTCATGCGCGAGCGTGGAAAGCCGTTCTTCTTCCTTCCCATGTTCGGGTTTGCCGATCCTGAAAGCATTCCCGCGCTTCCCGCTGATTACGGGAGGGTCGCATGACCATTCACGGCGCTCGCCCGCATATCGAACCGCGTCATCTGGAAGCGATCTACAGACCGCTTGCGGAATGGACGACACCCGAAGCGTATCTGCCGATCCCGGTCGGTCCGATTGAATACCTTCGCGCCAAGATGGTCGCTGATTCCAGGTTCATCAGAATGGCTAGGGCACTTGGCTGGTATCTTGCGGGAACGGTTGTTGTTGGGTGTGGGTGGCTGGTTGCGAGTGGCGTCCTGTGACTGGACGTTCCCCTTCGGGTCGGGCCACTCATGAACGGAGCCAATCTCCGTTGTCTCCGCCTACGGTGAGTGTCCCTAACGCGCTGCTCGCTCAATGCGTGGCCGCAATCGAGTTCTACGCGCTGCCCGAGAATTGGCACGGCGTTTACATGTGCGGCAACGGTCCGATGGCTGACGATTGGGCGGAGGATTACGACGACGATCAGTATCCTGACGGGAAGCCCGGAAGGCTAGCGCGGGAAGCGTTTCGCGCGCTGATCGCGTCAGGGATCGGAGCCGAAGGTCAGGACACCGAAGAGTGGCCTGATACGGAGCACGAGAGCCCGACCGCTGAAAGCGGGGACGCCCAATGATCGACCAATGTCCAGAATGCGGCGGCATGGGAACCCTAACCGATGTGGACCGCAACTCATATTGCCCGTTCACAGAAGTACCTTGTCATGCCTGCAACGGTGAAGGGGAATGCGAAGTCCTCTGTCCATATTGTGACAACGAGGTTGACGATACCGGCTTTTGCAAGAGGTGCAACGAGGTGTCGGTGCATGTTGGGCTTCACCCAAGGAAAGCGGCGTGAGGTATCTCTCCGTCTGCTCGGGCATTGAAGCCGCGACGGTGGCTTGGCATCCGCTCGGATGGTCGCCGGCCGCATTCAGCGAGATCGAGGCGTTCCCTCGCGCTGTCCTGGCTCACCATTATCCCGATGTGCCGTGCCACGGCGACTTTACCACGATCGGAGCCGGTGAGTATGGCCCAATTGACCTTCTTGTCGGAGGAACCCCCTGCCAGTCCTTCTCAGTCGCCGGACTGCGAGGCGGACTGGACGATGTTCGTGGGAACCTGGCACTCCAATTTCTCAGGTTGGCTGATCGCAAACGGCCCGCCTGGCTGGTGTGGGAGAACGTCCCCGGTGTCCTGTCTTCGAACAGAGGACGGGACTTTGGTTCCATTCTCGGGGGCATGGTCGAACTCGGGTATGGCCTCGCCTACCGAGTCTTGGACGCTCAGCACTTTGGAGTACCCCAAAGGCGCCGTCGCGTGTTCGTTGTCGGACATCTTGGAGACTGGCGACGTGCCGCAGCGGTTCTATTTGAGCGCCATAGCCTGTCGGGGCATCCTGCGCCGCGCAGAGAAGCGCGGGAAAGCGTTGCCGGCACCCTTGGCGGAAGCTCTCAAAGCGGTGGCTTCAGAACCACAGACTTAGACAATAACGGCGCATTCATTCCCGAGATCGTCGGGCAAGCCATGTCCGAAGCAACCTCAACCGAGACTTGGCACACATTATGTGCCGATCAGAACCGGCTTAGCGATGCCGTCGCATTCATGGAAAACCAACGTGCGGAACTTAGGACATCGGAGCAGACCGACGCGCTAGCTCGGGGCGGAGGGAAGCCGGGGCAAGGATATGCGGCTGCGCTCGCCGGATCCGCCGTTCGCCGTTTAACTCCCCGCGAGTGCGAACGCCTCCAGGGCTTCCCCGACGATTACACGCTCGTTCCGTATCGCGGGAAGCTCGCCGCCGATGGCCCTCGATATAAGGCGCTCGGCAATTCGATGGCGGTCCCCGTCATGTGCTGGATCGGTGAGCGGATTGCCGCCGTGGAAGCGCTTCAAATTCAGCGAGAAGCAGCATGACCACAGAGACTGAACTGCTGGAGCTTGCAGAGCGGCTGGAAAAGGCGACCGGAGCTGACGACGCAACGGATTGGGCAATCGCTGAAGCTGTCGGATGCGCGCCAGGGCTGGCCTACACCGCCTCACTCGACGCAGCAATGACGCTGGTGCCGGAGGGCGCGAAAGCTGCAACTGTCAACTGGTGTCCGTATGGCAGCGGCGTTGCGGAAGTCTATCTAGGCAATCCCGGCCCGATGTTCGGCACGGAAGCCGCAACTCCCGCCATCGCTCTTTGCGCCGCCGCATTACGCGCCCGCGCCACCACACAGACACCGGAGAAGCGATGATGGAGAGCATCTATCTAATGGGTTCTGAGGACGTTCGCAGCGCCTCGTCAACCATGTCCAGAGCGGCTGAGCAGATGCAAGGTGCGGCGAGCAACGTCGCGTCCGCGCTAGAGCAACATCAGCGCTTTCTCGACGATTGGCTGAGCCGATTTGAGGCTGCGCTCGCCAAGACGGAGCAATCTGAATGACCCCCATGCCCAACATCATCGCAATCGTTTCGTTCGTCGGCGGAATTGGTGGCCTGATCTACCTCTGCGCTCTCGTGAGAAAGTTATATCAATGACCCCCTCTGAGAAGCTGGTCGAACGCGACGAGTTTTGCCGCCGCTTCAAGGCGCGGATGATCGAGCGTGCGGGCGAGACATTCGACGATGGCAGCAGCATCGCGGACTACGCCGATCAGGCAGCGCCGACCTACTACGACGACAAATCACAACGCGAAGAGGGGCCGGAGGAATGTGCCGACGCCGACATGAGCTATTGGGGGGAGGACTGATGGAGCCCTTTGTGAGCGCGACTTGCGAAGGCGAGCGCTGCCATTGCGGCAAGCCAGCCGCGAAGAAGGTTGGCGAGGAAATCCCGTTCGACGATCCGGCTCCGGCGCGCCACAGTCTGACGGCGTATGTGTGCGCCGATCATTACGCGGAATTGATGGGACCGGTTGGCGCAAAGCAAGTCGGCGCATCTATCCCCACTCCCGAAGCCTCAGAACAGCTACAGGGCGCCGAACGTGTCGTACTGAACGACCGCATCAAGCAGCTTCGTGTCGAGCGGAAGCGCTACTTCGACGTGGAGGGCGATGGCGTTGATGAGCTGCTGATCGCGATACAGGATCATTTCGACCGCGAAGCCGCATCGCCCAACCCTAGTAGCTCAGAACAGAATGCGCTGAGGGAAGCGCTCAAGGAAGCGCGCGAGGCTGTCGGAATATACGGCTATGCGGGCGTTAGAGGCCGCCGCGTTCGTCAGCATTGGGCCGCAGAATTGCTCGCCAAGATCGATGCCGCACTCACCGCATCACCCAAAGGACAGGACCATGAGTGACGAGAAGCGTGATCTGCTTCACCGGCTCGGAATGATCGGCATGTCGTTTGCCGCAACCGGACTTGAGGAACACGCGACAACGATCAACGAGGCAATCGAATCCCTCTCACCCAAAGGGCATAGCGAAGCCTCAGTGGATGAGCTGTTTCGCGAGCAAACGCTTCTCGTGGACAGGCTGTGCTCGGCGATTGACTTGGCCGCCGAAGACATAGGCCACGAAAGCATCGACGACCTGCTGAAGCTAATCGGGCCACAGAACGAACGCTGCATCGAAGCGCTTGGAGGTCGCACCGCTCTCAGCAACTCAGTCAGTGGGGTAAAGCTATGAATTATGGAGCCATTTCCCGCTTTCGTCCCTTCGTGATCGAGCCGCTTCGCGTCTCGCCGGTTCCCGCTTCAATCGGGGCTATGAGTGACGCCTGGGACGACATGGCAGCAGGTCTGCTCTCCGCGATCAGGACCAGCGATTTCACCGCATACGATACCGCAATGAACAAGTTTCGTGAAGCATCCACCAGGGACGGGAGCGTGCCTAATAAGCCGCTCCCGGTGAACAAGTGAACAATCGCAATCTCGAATACGATAGGGCGATTGACGCCGAGGAATGGCGACCGGCTTTGGCTGCGTTCTATCGTGCCGAAGTATGGCTTCAGAGTGCGGAGAACGTCGAGCGTGGCTTCCCGCTCACCATAGACGACAGGCGCACCATCAAAGCGCTGGCCGCCGCATTCGAGCAGAGGGCGGCATGACCGAGGGCGTGTCACCGGAGAAGATCGCGGCACTGTCCGAGCCGTTCGATCCGAAGCAGGTCCACTGGCGGGCGCAAACTGTCGCGCACGGCAAGGCGCTTGCGCTGGCCTACATCGACGCGCGTGACGTTATGGACCGTCTCGACACAATCTGCGGCCCAGAGAACTGGCAGGATCGCTACGAGGAAACCGCCAAGGGACGCGTGCTCTGTACGCTGTCAATCAACATCGGCGGCTATTGGGTGAACAAATGCGACGGCGCTGGAAACACTGACGTTGAAGGCGACAAAGGCGCTGTGTCCGACGCCCTCAAGCGCGCCGCCGTCAAGTGGGGCATTGCCCGCTATCTTTACTCGCTCGGCAACATTTGGGTTCCATGCGAACTCAACGCGCAAGGCAAGTTCAAGAAGTTCACGGACGATCCGTGGAAATACACGAACATGCCCGTCGTGAAGGAACGTGACGCCCCGTTCCCGCTCGGACCCGCAAAGAACAAGACGGACCTGAAGGACAAGGCGAAAGAGCTTTGGGCCGACATTATGAACTGCGCCGATGCAGCAGAGCTGAACAAGATACTCGCGGACACCATACCGCTCCAGGAACAGCTTAAGGCAGCGTTGCCGAGCTGGTGGACTGGCGGCGTGCGCGAGGGAAGCGGTGAGCGCTTCGAGGGCCTTGAGGCCGTCATTGAGAAGCTGCGGAACGACTTCAGCGGAGTCGCCGCAAACGGAATGGATTGGCGCGGAAACGTGCTTCACGCTGGTTAAAAGGAGAGAATGAATGAGCACTCGCAAAGACATCTGCACGCCCCGCAAGAAGAAGGACGGCGGCACCTATTGGGTCAAGATCGGCACGGCATGGGAGAATGACGGCAAGACACAGCTCGTCTTTGACGCGCTTCCCATTCCTGACGGTGAGGGCCGCGTAGTCGCAAACCTGTTTGAGCCGCGTGAGAACAACGCGCGACCGCAGCAGCAGCAGCGACAGACCGCCGATCTGGATGACGAAATTCCTGGTTGGGACTGATGCGGATCGACGCCCGCCCTCGTAAGCGCAATTCCCCGCGCCCTGTAGAGAAGTCGGCCCCCGGCTTCCTACAGTGGCTGCGTGGGCGCGACTGCCTCGTGGCAACACATGGCAGCGTCGGCCACCCTGCGGAATGCGAGGGCAAGATAGAGGCCGCGCATGTCGATTACGCTGGCGGCAAGGGCATCGGAACCAAGGTTGCCGACCGTCACGCTATCCCGCTGTGCTCGCTCCACCATAGGCTTCAGCACGATAAGGGCTGGGGAACGTTCGAGGCAAAGTATCTAGGCATCAGCGGCTTCGCTTGCGTGGCTGCGAGCGCCTTCTGGAAAGCATGGCCCGGAAGGTGGGCGTGGGAGCGAAAGCTAGAGCAATGAGACGCGCCGTATATCTCTCCGGACGCTACCAGCGCGACTATGCCAAGCGCCTGATAGACGAAGCGCGCGAGGGCGACGTTATGTCCATCAGCGCACCGACGCGGAGCCTGGAGCAGAACGCCAAGCTCTGGCCAATGCTCGAAGATTTGCGCGAGCAGGTTCCCGCGATGAGCACCTATTCGACCGACGACATTAAACTGCGCTTCTTGAACGCGCTGGGCGTCGAAATGCGGTTCCTGCCGTGCCTTGAGGGCGAGGGAGCATTCCCGGTCGGGCTGCGATCCTCAACGCTCACCAAGGGCCAGTTCAGCGGGTTGCTCGAACTTCTCTACGAATACGGGGCGAGACACGGAGTTCGCTGGACCGATGAAAGGAAAGCAGCGTGAATATCCCCGAGAGCGAATGGCATGAGGCAGCGGGCAAGCTGGTTCAGGATGAGCGCGGAGGCCTGTGGCGCATCGTCGGCTTTATCGACCGCCCCACCGTAATCCTCGATCCCGTGGTTATCGTTGGCGAGAATGAAGATGACCGCACGCGGCAAACACTCATCATGGACAGCCCGCTGTCACGAGAGTTCAAGCGGCTGGTACCGCAGGAGGCAGCGTAATGGCAGACAAGCACTGGGACGATCTGCGCGGAGCGGGGATGCTGCTATATTCCGAAAGCGATCGTCATGTTGTGGAGTTGTCGTTTGAATATCGAGAGGAGGCAGAGCGAATATTCAACCTGCTCGATGATCTGGCTGCGTCAGCGGGCGAAGCGGGAACCGCTGAAACAACGAAGATTGGTTCAGCCGAAGGCGAGCACGCGGTCCCGAAGGGAGACGCCCAATGAAGGGTCATCGCCAGTGGTTAAACATCTCCACCCACATATCCCACAAGGTCTGGATACCCCCTAAAAAGACGGGTCACAGAGAGTTTATGGAGTTGAGGCCGATTATCAGGAGGGCTGCGTAGCGTGAGCGCCGAGCATCTTGCCAACAAGTTCCGGCGAGCGATCCGCAACGACACCGGAACGCATTTCAGCGCCGACGAGCTGCGCCAGCTTGGCGAGTGGGGCGTAATGGATATTCTTCTACAGCGGGAAGCCGAGGAGCTTAGTGTCAAATGGGCAGGCAGGAAAAGCGGCTCTACACTGTCGGGCGCTTCTGGCTTGCCGCCCGCGAGCAATCGCCATTCCTCCAGATCAGGTGGTACGACGAACGAGCAAAGGTTACTCGCAGCAAGAGCAGCGGTTGCCGGACGCTAGACGATGCAATCCCCGTCATCCTCGCCCATCATGCAAACGACTTGGCAGACGGTCGGCAGGAGCCATCTGCTGCTTTGGTGGCTACCGCCATCGTACAATACTGGCGCGAGCACGGGCGAACCAGGATCAATTCCGCAGCCACGGCTAATTCGCTGCGGGTATTCCTCGCCTTCCTCGACAGGGACACCGTGACGCTTGCGGCGACCATCGCGGACATGAAGCCGGAAGTGTTCCGGAGGTTCATGCGCTGGAGGATGCAGCCACACAGCTACGAGATTGAGTGGCAAGGGGAGATTTACCGGCACACATCAAAAGGCGTCAGCGGAGAGGCGGTACAGCGCAGCTTTGACGATGTGAGAGCGGCGTTCAACCACGCCGTGTCGGAGGGGCGCATTCCCTACGCGCCAAAGGTTCCCGCCGTGCCCACTGAGCACAGATCGCCGCCGAGAGACGTGCGGCTGACGGTCGAGCAGCTTGGCTCGATTGTGGGATACGCGGCCTACGATATTGAGGCGCTGCGGTGGGTGCTGGCGATGATTGCCACCGCTTGCCGCCCGGACGCGATCCTGAAGTGGAACGTCGCGGAGCAGTGGAAAGGGCGCGGAGCAGTGTTTGACACGCACCCTGCGGGGGCGCCACGCACAAAGAAGCGGAACGCGGTGGTCCCGGTAATAGACGAGTTCCGGCCTTGGCTCGAAGCGTGGGCAGACTCCCCTCACGCCAAAGTCAAGAGCCGGAAAACATGGTGGCGCACAATGCGCGAAGCGTTGGATTTGCCGCCAGAGATTGTGCCCAAGACGATCCGCCACACGATAGCGACGGAGCTGCGGCGCCGGGGCGTGTCACTAACGGACATCGCGGGGCTGCTCGGGCATACGAGCGAGAGCCGAATCACCCAGGTTTACGCCAAGTACGATCCGGAGCGACTTCCGCATGTGAAACAGGCACTTAGCGCCATTTGGCACGAGGTTTGTGCAGAAGCGAACAAATGGCTCACGAATCACTTTCGTGTCACGCCATCTTACGGAACGCCGATTTCGGTTGCAAAGAAGCTCGAAAATGTATAGGGTTTCTGCGGTTTTTGGGATGGTGGGCGGTGACGGGCTCGAACCGCCGACCCTCTCGGTGTAAACGGGAGGAGATGGCCGCTGTGGACTATATCAGCGAAGAGAACGCGGCACGAACAAACGCGGAGCAAAGCGAAACTCCACCCGATTTTCGTGTCAGTTTCGTGTCAACCATTCCGCATCTTAAAAAAGGACAGGCCAATGACGAGTGAGGAGATGCTGGAACATGTGGCGCGAGCAATGGCCGACGCGGTGAACGCCGGGCAATTCGTTTATCGTGCAATGGGACAGGCTGCACCGTGACGAGCGCGAGCTTTACGAAACCGCAGCCCGCGCAGCAATTGCAGCTCTGGGGGCACTCGCCCAACAACAGATACCCACTGATGATTGATTTTGGAGCTCTAAAAATGTCTGAGGTCAGAACGTATTGCACCCATACAGGTGATTATGTCGTTTCTGAGAACGGAACTTGGTTGCCCGGCGTCTATGACAGTGAGGAAACTGCGCGTTATGCCGCAACACTGAGTGACGATGTTTTGGTTCGCGCGCAACCGATCTGCGAAACGCGGCCAATTACACGCTTAGACTTAAGCCTGTTGAGCGCCGACACGCGTTAACCTCGGATACTTTAGCGGATGTCCGAGGTTTTGTACCACGCATCTTAAGGCTACCAAGGATGAATCCCGATAGCTTGAGCATATCTTCCGGGGTCAGCTCCATCGAATATCCTCCACCTCCTGAGTCCATTCTGATGAAGGCGGTTTCGGGATCGAAATAGAGACGCACCTTGCCTCGGGTGATCTCCAGTTTCTTCATGAGTATACCCCGGTATATGCGGAGTGGCGTATAATTTTACGGATCATTTCGCGACCACTCGCTTGCCGGTCGTCCAGGATAGGCAATCAAGGCAGAATATGCGCTCGGTCTTGAAGTGGCGGCTATAGTTGTATCCGCGCCTCTGGACGTTATCGGATTGGCAGGTGCCGCACGTTCCGCCGCTGCGGAGGCGGGGAAAGTTTCTGATATACGGCTTTAGCTTGTGATACAGCTCCTCGGTAAGCCTCACGTCCCCGGCGCAATAGCGAGCCATGCGGGCGCGGGCCTTGGGGCACCCTTCAGCAGCCGCCTTCCACATCGCAAGGCCGTCATGCTTGACCTTGCAGCCGAGGCCGAACAGGGGGGCCACGTAATCGAGCTTGCTGCTGATGAAGCCCATCTTGCGGACGGTCTTGTAGAGGTCGATCTGCGTCGGCTTGGGCGGCAATTCCATGCCTGAAAGCGCGAACTGGCCCTCGATCTTCGGCGTATCGAAGATGACGTTGTTATAGCCGACCAGCGCATCGGCGGCGCACATGGCTTCGTGGATGCCGCCAAGCATTCCCTGATAGCCATGCTCCCACTCGGTAAGCACGGTGGTCTTGCGCTGTCCGACCCACTTCATGCCGACCATGTGAATCAGGCGGCCGCCGTAGTCGTCCTTGACCTGGGTGTGCTGGACATATTGATCGCGGAGGCCGAACAGATAGCCCTCAAAGAGCTTCGTTTCGATGTCCACGACGAGGATACGAGGTTCCACATGGTTGTCCCCGCGTCTCCGGTTTTTCGGAGCGCTCCCGTAGTTCTTAATTGTTTGGATTGATGGCCAATTGCTTCTCGAGAAGGTTCTGGAGATGCATCAGCCTCAGTTCGATTTCGGCCCCCGCTTCACACAGGGCGGACTCGGCAGGAACACACAGTCGAGTTCCATCAGCTCCGGGGGCGGGGGCTGGAGTTGCGGGTGTTGGGGCTGGGTTGGGATTACCTGGAGCGGCTTTTCCCTGTGAGCGCATCCGATCAGCGCGCAGCTTAGCAAGATCGCGCAAGTACGCTTGGCGTTCATCGTCGGTATTCCTCTGATATTGCTGTTCGATTTTCCTGACCTGCGCTTGGTTGTCGGCTTTCGCCTCTTCCTGCGCCTCGACCAATCCGAGGACGGTCGCGTGTTCGTGGTGGTAAAGAGCCTCGTAC